ACAGCATAACCGGCATTAACACCAAACGCTATATTTTGGTGTCCTTGTCCATCAGTTATGGAATATAGTGCATTAAGACCTAATCCTATACTAAAGTTATCACTTGTTTTACCATCTGATAAATCATCAATTTCAGAAGCACCGCCACCACCTGCTGCGTCTTCCCATGCTACTGCTGAACCTGTTGAAGTCAGGACTTGACCATCAGTTCCAACAGACCCGTTAATTGTAAGAATTGAATTGGGAAGATTGACCGCACCGGTACTTGTCCCTGTAATCCATACGGGGCTTCCATCGCCCGAAGAAATTGAGAGTTGGTCGCTTGCATCAGCCGTCACATCTGCCGCGCCGATAACGACGTTGTTTGAGCCTGATGTTAGGTTATTTCCGGCTCTCCACCCCAATCCGATGTTCTTTGCGCCGGTCACAATTCCTGTATCCATTGACTCAGTTCCAATGGCGGTGTTATTGTCGCCTGTTGTGAGTTCGGCCATCGAATTGTAGCCAAGAGCAGTATTTCCATCTGCGCCTGCCGCATCCTTAAGCACACCCTTACCCATACCAACATTGTTAGAGCCTGTTAGAACACCATTACCTACTACTTCTGCACCAACGAAGGTATTGTCTGCTCCCGATGTAGCGTTCCTCATAGTCTGAAAGCCTATGGCTACATTTCGTGCGCCTGTAAGAACACCTGTTGATACGGCCTCATATCCCATAATCACAGAATTAGCCGCTGATGTTGCCGCACTACCCGCAGAATGACCGAGAGCGATATTCCCTGAACCCGTCACAGCCGCATCGAGTGAGTAGTTTCCAATAGCGAGGTTCTGTGCGCCACCTGCAACAGCACCACCTAAAGCGGCATAGCCAATTGCGATATTATCGGATTCCTCATCTGCGGCATCATAGGCGTTTGTTCCAATAGCGATGTTTCTCTGTCCAATAGTGACTGATGCGCCTGCATAATATCCGAAGAAGTTATTGTTGCTTGCGGTTGTTATTGCCTTACCTGTGAATCCACCAACCCCAGTGTTCTTATCTCCTGTTGTTAAATCCGACCCTGTTTCGTAGCCCACAAAGGTATTCTTATCTCCGCTTGTTAAAGCATCGAGTGAGTAATTTCCAATAGCGATATTCTTTTCTCCACCGGCAACAGCACCACCTAAAGCATCGTAGCCGATTGCTATGTTATCGTTCTCGGCATCGAAACCATCTATTGCACCATTACCGATTCCAATGTTCCTACTTCCGGTTGTAAGATTTACACCCGCATTATAGCCCATTAACTGATTATATGAGCCTGATGTGACCGCATAACCAGCCTGATAACCTATTGCATTATTACGACCTGTTCCATCAGTCATAGCCTGTAATGTAAGATAACCAACACCTACATTTCCGGTTGATTGAGTTACTGAATCCATTGAAGAATAACCTATGGCTACATTCTGTGCGCCTGTTGTTGCCGCCGTAAGTGCTTTAGAACCAATAGCAACATTGTAATCTGCTGTGGTAATTGAATCTAAGGCAGTATCTCCAACTGCTGTGTTATGGGTTGCTGAATCCGTTGTTCCACTTGGGTCGCTTCCAAGCCAAATTGAATTGTTCTCTTTGAGTGCATCAGATAAATCGTCAATAGCAGAAACACCGCCACTTGAAGCAGAAGCCCAAGCACCATCTCCACGCAAAAACTTAGCAGTATCTGCTGTTCCTGCTATTGGAACTAAACCACCTTCTAATGAGGCAGTGGAGGAATCAGCACCATCAAACTCTTCTAATTCTATTGTCTTAGTGCCACCTAAAGTAACTTGTTGTCTAGGGACTAAAGCAACTGTTGCACCACTGGTATGTCCAGCAGCAGTAGTACCTCTATGACCTCTTTTTACGACTGTTAAAGTATGTGTGCTTATACCTTTATATTTAATATACTCACTTCCAATCTTTAACACTCCTTGTGCGGGGAAGCCTTGTGAAGCAGTAAGGGTAAGTGCTGAAGCAACTTCATTTATTGTTCCGTTTAATGTGGTAGAAGGTTGATTTGAAGCAACTGTAAATGCACTAATTATTCCACCTACCACTGAACCGGTTGCAAGATGAGCAGTATCAATAGAACCATCGACATATTGGTCACTGTCTACAGAGTTTGCAGACATATGTACTAGGTCAATAGAGCCATCAGCATAATGCTGGCTGTCGATGGCGTCATTGGCGATGTAAGCACCTGCAATTGCAGTCCCCTGCCATGTTCCCGTTCCAATAGTTCCCACTGTGGCTATACTTGTATGGCCTGCAACAGGAGATAACACCGAAGCAATTGCCGTTCCGCCAATAGTGATTGCATCGGCTTCTACATTACCATCGAAGAAAGCATCCTTGAACTGTAAATCACTAGAACCCAAATCAATATCATTTGTAGTTTCAGGAAGTAGAGAGCCATCTAATAGATTTATTTGTTTAGTTCCATCTATCGCTAAGGAGATTTTGTTATCCGTTCCAAAGTCAATCATCCCCCCGTTAGAGGCATATCCTATTGCCAAACTGGTGTTGTATATCGAAGTGATACCTGTTTGCGCGGCTGTCACCGCTATATCGTTTGTATTAGCAGTGATACCTGTACCGCCTACAACGTTCAAAGTTCTATTAGCGGCGATTGTACCACCGCCTGTCAAACCTGTTCCGGCAGTTATCGTAACACTAGTATGGTCTATGTGTTCATTCGCAACAAAATCAGAAAAGCCATCGTGGTTTGCACCACCAGCAAGTACTACTGCTGTACCTTCTACTGTTATTTGTCCAGCACTTCCTCTTGCTATCGTAGTATCACTAGCATGACCTAATTCGATTGTTCCAATACCAATTGCTGCGGATGTTGAATCAGTTAGTGCACCCACATCGTTAGACGCCATTATGACGTTACTCCCTTCGACTGATATTACACCAGCACTTGCTCTCGCAATTGTGGTATCAGTTGCGTGTCCGAGTTCTATATCCTCAGTTACTGTTAATCCATTTTTTACTAGAAAGTCTCTGTTTGTTGCCATATTTTCACCATGATTTCACTGTCCATCATTTGATTAGTAATGTATTTACTACATCGTAGGAATATGATAATGAGCCACCAGTAGGGTTTGTGAACTTAAGTTCTATATCTGTGCCATTCTTAACAGCATCCCAAGTAACTATAGCAGCGTTATTTGCTTTAGTAGAAACCGTTGCATATTGTGTAAGATAAATGTCAGTGCTTGCAGCCGGCGCACTCGCCCCTTTGTAATTCACAAGTATCTCTCCACTCTCAAAGTCTGTACCATCGGTTATTTGATATACGAACTTAGCAGTTCTATATGTTCCGTATGCATATGTAAATGCTGCATGTGCTGCACCAGTGCCAACAGATTGAGTATTCTCACTACTTGTATCAATGATAGCGACTGCATCTACGCTCAGTACGCCCGTTTGAGTAGTACCAGTCGCTGTGATGTTTCTTAGAGATGCTATGTCTTTGTTGCCATCAACCACTAGTGCCTTACTTGCAGAAACAGTACCTGCTGTGACGCTATCTAAGACTCCTAACTCAGCGGTTGTGAGTGTAGTGGCGTCGAGAGTGAGGGAGGTATCGCCAGTGATTGTACCACTAACGGCTAGGCTAGTTCCGACAATTGCGCCACCAGTTAGAGTGGCTGATGTGGTGATTGTATTACCTGTGCTTATTGTGCCGAAGCCGGATGCTATCGAACCGGTGTCTAAAGCACTGACAGTCGTTAGACCTGCCGCACTTGTTACGTTAGAGTGAATCGTGGTTGCGCCATATACCGCAACGTCGTTTATCTTGTATGATTTCCCACTGGCCAAGTTTAGATTGACGTTGGATTCCCAACCAGCAGGAGTGTCTTGGTAAGTGAGAGTCGGATTCGTAGCACCCGTACATTCAATTTCAATACCTGAGCCATCTGCATTACCGAGGGTATCGTTACCCTTGGATATGGTAATCATATCATCGTCTACGTTCAGTGTTGTACTGTTTATTGTCGTAGTAGTGCCGTTTACGGTCAAGTCGCCCGCTATTGTGGTGACTGAGCCTGAGCCTGCACCAATCGTGACGTCCACAACGCCATCAGTAGCGTGCTGCCCTTCAAGAATCAAACCTGCTGTGAGTGCTGTGTTTGTACCGTCACTCTCTGCAACAAGGAAAGACATCTTGCCCGCTTCGTCTGTATTATCTGCTTCTGAGACTTCCACGAGAATCTGTGCGAAGGATGTCTGAGCCCCTCCTGAGTCATCTCCCACGAAGGTAATCTTTCCAATATCATCACCATCTGCACCAGCAGCGCCTTTGTCCTTGACGAACTTCAACTCTGCGGAAGCAGTGTCGTTAGTGGTATTCTTAATCTCGACAACGGGCTTACCGGAGGCATCGTCAGAGAGAACTATCGAAGGTGAGGCTAGTGATATTCCCGTTGTTGCATCGATAGCAGTTATTTGTGATGAAATATCCACGTTAACGTCAGCATCTATGTCTAACTGACCATCAGCCGTTGACCCTATTGTGAGTCCACTGTCCCTGAACTGGAGTTCCATTGCCCCGTTCAACAGCAATCCTGTGTCGTGTACGTGTGTGAGTGTAACGTCGGTATGAGTACCAAATCCAAGTACAGAAGCGTCAGAAAGAAGCGTAAGGTCATCACCGACTGTGACGTCTGCGTTGAAAATAGCCTTACCTGCTTCACTACCATCGAGTGTCAAGAACGTGGTATCGCTGCTACCATCTGTTCCCTTGAAGATGATGTCGCTGTCGCCAGCCTGAGCATCAATCGTGATGTTGCCAGTGGTGGTAGTCAGTGTTACAGCAGCGTCTCCAGCACTCAGGTCATCAGCCGCTAGAGCGGATGCAGTGCCACCACCATCTGCTACAATTGTTATTACAGGAGCACCTGTAGCATTAGGACTTGTACTATTAGAGATACTTATTCCCGAGCCAGCCTTCAGTTCAAAAGCCGGAGGACCACCCGCATCACCTCTACGGTCACTAAAAATAGTAACAGCATTACCAGAACCGAGAGTACCTGTTAATGGTTTACTCATATATATTGTACTACTAACTATGTCCGTTACTGTAGTACCTTTTTGTATTCCATTGCCTGATATATGGTCGCCTATAGCAAAACTACTCGGAGTGGCTGTGGTGAATGCCATAGCATCAGCAGTAAATTGAGCACTTGTGGTTTCACTTGTTGGATTATTCGCTATCTGTATGGATTCAAAAGGTCTTGTCCTAGAAGCAAGAGGATAATTATCTGGGTCAGCCATATTATCAACCACCTATTCCAGTCAATGAGAGTCCATTCATATTGAATGAATATGAAGTTTCATCATTCGATGTATGTGCATACGGTGAAGTATACTTGAAAACAAGAGTCATGGCATCATGACCAGCGCCTCCACTTTCACTTTGGAATACAAATTGGAACTTACCTAAATTAGTATCACCTGTTTCAAGGATTGCATAATTCTCAACTGCAAGAGCACCACTCTGACCACCAGTACTTACATATGCTATAATTTTGTTCACAACTCTCTTCTTTATCGTACCCGAAGCGCCCTTAATACTCATAACGCAAAATGCTTCCACTGCTTGAAATAAATCATCGTTGGTGTTTTCTATATTCAATCCAACAAGCCCTACGCTACCAGTGTTAGCCTCATTTGAAGTCCCTGCTGTTGCGTACCCTCCCCCCGGTATTTTCTCTCTACCTGAGACTTCTGTAACTGCTAATGTATCACTTGAGTAGAAATTAGTCCCATCTATATCGAGAATGTGATGAGTGCCACTAGTATCTCCTGCCCTTAGGTCGACATCATCTCGTATACCATCACTTGCTCGCATTCTAGCGTGACCGCTTTCTATGTATCCGGACGCCTTAATATTGGTCACACCAGCAGCGCTGCTTGGGCCTATGAGAGAACCTGATATGTCCACGTTACCTGTGACGTCTAGCACTGGAGTACCTGATGTCGCACCGCTCTTAATTGCGACTTTAGTGCTACTATTGTACTGAAAGTTGATTCTAGCGTCGTTTCCCGAGTTATCAGTGTTAAGTGTGTTAAGTGTAATATCACCATCTGCGGTTACTGCAATATCCGCATCATAACCACCGGCATCCACCGTTGTGATTGCTAGTGCACCGTTTGTTGCTGCGGCAATGGTAACAGTATCGTTTGTGGATGGGGTCATTACAAATGAATTATCATCAATAACTGTGTTAGTATCGATTACAAGTTTACCTCCCGATACATGTGTAGTACCTTGAACTGTAGCACCCCTAATCGATGTTGCTTGTGTAGTAACCCCGATTGAAACACCATCTATAGTACCCCCATCAATATCAGCAGTTGTTACTGTGCCGAGGTCTGCGACAGTCCTGCCTGCGTTAGTCCAGTTACCAGCCATTGAAGAAATAGTCGCTGCACCAGCATTAGTTAATCCGTAAGCACCAACTGTGAAGTCGCCAGTATCGACATCTAGCGCAACGGTATCAACAGTGCCAACAATTTTCAGTTGGTTTGCACTTTCATCCCATAACATGGACTTGCCGGTAGTAGCACCGAAGAACTTCACATCATGACCTGTATCATCAACGCCTACTGTTACAGTACCAGCAACTGTAAGTGACTTATCGTCAGCGATGGTAAGAGCAGTTGCCAAAGTGTTGAGGGATGAACCAGTGCTTCCGCCATCTGCGACTTTGAAAAGAATACTACCACCAGCAGCAGTACCTTTACCCTTACCACCAGCCAGTATGAGATTGCCACCTACTCCAGTGTCATCAGTGCCCCCTGTTGGTGGAGAACCTGATTGTAACGTAAAAGTACGACCAGCAGCATTTGCCGCTGAGTTTACTTGAGTAATAGTTGTATCAGCGGCAGCAGCGCCAGTACTGATAGCACCCGACATCAAAGTTGTACCGCTTATGTCGGCATTACCGTTAATGTCTAAACCAGTGCCAGTTAATGCAGCGAATGTTCCAGCAGCAGCAGTAGTCGCACCAATGGTTGTACCATCGATTGCACCACCACCGATATCTACGGTAGTCAGAGTGGACGTACCTGTCGCAGCAAGTGATGTAAATGACCCTGTAGATGCACTAGTCGCGCCAATGGTTGTACCATCGATTGCACCACCGTCTATGTCAACTTTGGAGATGTTAACTTCACCAGTACCATGAGGGGTGATGTTGATATCGTCGTTACCTGCTACAGTTGATATTGTCTGACCATCAAGTTTGATGTTATCTATATCGATGTAACCTGAATTTACAACTAAATTTCCGCTACTTAGCGTAACATTACCACTATCGACAGTTAAACCTGTTTTTACATGAAATTCACGTGCTGTACCCATTTTTTCACCTCCATTATATCGTTAATGCTTGCCACGATACGCGTACCGTAACATCTTTGTCGGCTACCGTAGGGGTAATCACCAATTGAATGTATTGGCTATCCCCAGCCCCCGTAACGCCTGTTTGATACGCCCCTTGTTGTGTCGCAGTGGTTGTTACTATACCATATACGGAGAGGAATACGTCGTTAGCAACAATGTTAGTTCCTGTGTCTGTAGTGCCTGTATGTGTAACAACCATTTCCGCCGTTTCAAAGACAGAATCTGTGGTGTTCTCAACTGACACAAGTAATTTTGCAGCCTTGAACTTAGTTCTCTGATACAGGTTTACCGTAACAGCAGATAAGCCGCTACCTGTACGACTACCTGTGCCATAACCGAAACCTAACTCGCTTACTTGGAATGGCGCGTCGGGCGTTGCTTGGTTGATACCAACTCGATTATTACTAGAGTCAGTCTTCAATAGATTCGTGTCTATTGTAAGGTCGGTAGAAACAAGTGTGTCGAGATAACCTGTGGCAAATCTAATTGCATCTGAGCCTATGTTTAACGCGCTATCGGATGCTGGGAAAACATGTTGATTAAACTCCCAACCATCTGTGTCATCCATCCAAAGTATGCTTTTGTCGCTGTCAGATGACTTGATGATTATACCCGCACCGTCTACTGAGGCATCATCTCCTTCTGAGCCGCTAGGCGAATGTGCTAATTCTATTAGTTTGTCATCGACTTGTAATGTTGTAGAATTAATTGTCGTGTTAGTACCGTTTACAGTTAAATTACCTGTAACAATTAGATTCTGTCCTACTGTAAGCGCCGCATCACTTGGACCTATTGCAGTTATAGTAGGTTGTGAAGCGTCAACGCCGATTACAGCGCTAGATGCGGTTAAACCCGTACCTGCGAATAATGTAGCAACGTCGTCTATTGATTCTTTTCTTGTTGGGTCTCCGCTTTCTCCTTCATCTGAAAAAGATATGAAATCGCCCGATGCTAATACAGCAGCAGTTAATCCGTTAATATCTATTGTTGACGCGCCACCTACCATTTGTATAGCGGTTGCACCGAACTTGAGTACATCGTTACCGTCGTCATACCACAAGGTTCGTGCATCCGGTCCTGAACCAGCAGGGTTGCTTGTTACACTGGCTTTGAGTGCTATACCACTAGCATCGGTGAGAAGTCCGGCCATGGTGAGATGTACGGTGTTGAGTGTGTTGCCCCCTGTAAAAGTAAGGTCTGAATCGTTGGAGAATGAACTACCGTCGCTTATCTGTATAGCACCTGCTGAACCGCTTGCACCTACCGCTGCCGATGTTGCAAACACTTTTACCCACGCTGAACCGTTGTAAACAAATATAGCAGATGATGCCGCATTTACATTACCGTCAGTTTCAGAACCATTACTCAAACCATTAGGGTCAAACACAACTATGTTACTACTTCCTGTTGCAGCATTGTTAACTATAATCATATGGCTCGGAGGAAATGTACCAGTAGGTGTTAAATTAATAGTACCGCTAGGTGTTGTATTGAATATATTTGGACCATCGAATCGAACGTTCTGTGCTGTATTTATTACACTAATTTTATTCGGACCAATTCTATGTGTCGTTCTCGAAGCACCTTGTTTACCGCTAAAGTACAACACGTGGTCTCCATCTGTACCGTCTGTACCGTAACTGTATGACATCCACATACCGCCAAAGTTGGATGATGATAGTCCCCCAAGTTCATCCCCACCACCATGCATACCGTCTAGGTCTGATGATGAATCGATTCTACCTGTTTGATTACCGAGAGAACCAGTAGTCATTGGGCTGAAATAAATAGGGCTAGGTTTTACGAATGTACGTACATCGTATACTTCGGTTACTTCCATCTCTAAATCTCCAGCACCCGCATTATGAACACACTTCACGACAGCAAGGGCTGTGCTTTGCTTAGATGCAAGATTTAGGCTACTGTTTAGTCCACTTGTATCACTTAAGAAAGCCTCAGGTGTTACCGGAAAACCGCTAGATACAGAAGAACCCTGTTCTATGTGGATACCATATCTTGGAGATTCCGTGTCACTACAAGCGTAAACAACTAACAGACAAGATTTACCGCTAGTTAATAACGTACCCCCACCCTCAATAGTACTCTGTTGTAGTGTAATGGTGTGTGTAGCACCTGCGGCTATGTTACCAAAAGGTATGATTAAGCCGTCTAATACAGCATATCCACCTCTTACTACGATAGAGTTAGTACCGTTATCAGAAACATATCCGGGGGTATTGTCTTTTTTATTTCTATTGGTATCACCTACTGCTGTATCTTCATACATCAAAATTCCATTACCATGTATGCCTTCAAATAAATTAGTTAAAGATGGAGAGAGAATATAATCCCCATCGGTCAATGTTGCCGTGTGTCCTGAAATGACGTTTTCTACCATAATATCACTTTACCTCTATCATTAATTGGATTACTACTTCGTTTGTCGATGTTTTCTTTATCGGATTGAAAACATGTCTTGTAATAGGGGTGAATCCGCTTGTACCCCTTAATTGCACGAACACTTCTTTGAGCGTTTCGTCGAATGTGTTTGCTGTCGTTAAACTACCCTCTACAAGTAGTGTTGAATTATCCATGATACGTATAGTAGGCGTTATTGTTATCGCTGGTCTACCTGCACTACCATCACTGCTAGTGGCAGGTGTACTGTCGAAACCAATAACCATTTCATTGATATTATCCGCTATTGTTTCTATCATTAATCGCTTCAAATGGTCGTTTGCTGGCATTATGATTCCCCCTCTATTATTATAATCTCTTTTTCTATTAAACCTATATTTTGAATAGTTCCGTCAGTTGCTGTGTCGCTAACTAACACACCGGTAGCAATACCATCTTCATCGAAATATAATTTCTTTCTCGCCGTACCCACTGTTATCGCCCCACCTAATCTTCCCCTATCGCTATTTCCCCCAATTAGGAAGCCAGCGTGAGATAATTCAGTAATTGTAATTATAGGAGTGACTATTATTTCTAGGCTATCAAAGAATGAAAAGTTCTCGTCTGTAATCTGATTTGTCTTATCCGGCCTTCTCTTAGATGAAGACGATATGCTACCACTTTTGATGTCTTGTAACACCCCTTCTAACCCTGATTCGCTACTGAGGAAAGTAAAGTTACTCAAAGCATTTGAAAGTCGATGTTGTGCTTCTAAAACAGTTAAACGCTTATCATCATATTCTATTATATCCCCCGGTCTTACGTCCCATAAATTAGGATGACCTTTTGATTTTATTGCACCTGATGAAGATGCATTTGCTTTCAATATCTGTCTTGCAACCGTTTTAGCACGAGATGTACTAATAATAGACTCGTCTACAATAGGTGTTGTACTTTCTATTACGTCTGTGTTGTATTTACCCTGCTGTCTACCTCTATCGTCCATTGTAAGAATCAAATCTTCATTCAATGCTATCTGTTTACCCTGTACCGTAACGCGGTTTTCTATATTATCTACTGGATTAGTATCTTTTGACCCAAAGCGTATATTACTATCTATTCTTCTACTAACATCTGCATAATTGAAAGGAACATAATTTAACACACCGTGTCTATTCATCATAGTAACCCTACCATCGTGTCTTGAAACAAAACGTAAGGCTGTGATTAAATTTACACCATAGAAATCAGATGCTAAAAATGTATTACTAACTTTACGTCTATTATTACTACCTCTAGTTGTTGTAATATGAGAGCCTAATGTTACCGCACTAATAGCATCAGGCACATTCTGAGATAATTTAAGCGCTAAATCAGTAGTTCTAAACCCAATATCTACAATCTGTGCAAGATGTACTTTTTCATCTGTAAATCCTATATCTTTCAAAGTACGACCTTTCATATTGCGTAAATCTAATCGTAATCCATTGTTTGAAGTTGTTACTGTGCTTCTCTTAATTCTGTTAATCGGATTAATTTCACTATATAGTAAATCAGTAACTGCGTTTTTTCCTCTACTAGACCACACATCACTCTTTAACGAATGACCATCGGTTTCTGTATGACTAATAATAACACTAGACTCAGATTCTACCAAGGAATATGTACGTTCAGTTCCTAAATCATAATTATCAGCATTTATTGCTTCAATAGTAACTCTTGATTTACCATCACTTCTAGGCTCTATCTTCGCATAATGTACCGCATTATCTACAAACACAGGTTGCCTAATATCATTCATTACACTTGTCAAGGCTTCATCAAACCTACCTTTTGATGATTGAATTAAACCCATTATGCACCATCTCCACTATGGTCTGATATATTGAAATCTACATCACCCTTATGCCCTTTATTGTGTAAAGACTGACTAAATCTGGGTTTTACGGTGTAGTCACTTCTCTTGAGTTCATCATCTGTGTCATCTTCTTGCCTTCTTCTAGGTGCATCAGAACGATGGTGTTGTAGCGTGTTTTCACTTACAATAACTCTAGATACACTAGATTTCAAAACAGTGTTATCAAACCCTGTTACACCAGCGCCCGGTATTTTTGGACCAAAACTAGTTGCTGTTGTGAATCCACCAGTATGGTCGAATACGAATATGGGTATGTACGGTCCATTACCATCAGGTAGACCCCTACCAGTTGGTAAATTGCTAGTGGCCGTTCTACCGTTCTCTACTTCGTATGTAAATATACCATATTTACCACCCGATGTTGCGTGAAGATAATTTTGGGTATATTGAGGCGAACTACTATCCAATGAGTTATGTATGCGATATACTTCTGTGTGTTTAGCGTCTAAGACTCTTACAGGTCTAACTAAGAACTTTACAATATTATCATATTCGTTATTTGGTACAGTGTCTGTATTATAATTTGTAACACTCCCATCGGGTGGGCTTTGGTAAGGATTGCTAGTATGACCACTTCCAATTAATGATGATACACCCCAACCAGTGTCATCAAATAACCCAGCATAACACTTTGTCTCAATTATGTATGAACCACCGTATGGTCTGAACACGTTAGTGTGTGAGTATTTATGCACAGCAGAAATAGTAGAACCTGCGTTTTGTCTTGAGAAACTTATAGTTGTATAATCTGCATCAGTTAAACTACCTTCAATTTGTAATCCACCTTCTAATATAACTCTCTGACCTATGTTTCTATCAGTGTGTAAACTATGTGCTTCTGTATTGATGACTACATGGCTTTGCTCTATACCTTCTACAACTTGTGCATCTATTCCGATTCTTGGACTAGTGCGTGAAATGACATCTTTGTGTACACTTACGCCAACTATCTCTTCTATTCTATCACTTACTGTTGCTTCTGATTTTAACAGTCCATTATCGTCTATACCAAGTTTGGCACTAATACCCCTCTTGACCTCATCGGCTTGCAGTACAGCGTTACGGGGTCGTAATAACCCATCTCCGAACAACGGTTCAGCGGTATTGTGACTCAGAACAATACCTGTCTTATGTACAGGTGCTGATAATTCTGTGAGTATCTCTTCATTGAATGCAGTTGGATATCTCACACCTCTTCCATTACCCATATCACCTACACGTAGTGAATGTACAGGCGCAAACACGTCCACCAATTCATTTGTGTTAGCATTGTTAGTATTATTCAACACACCACCGAATCGTGGTATTGTATATCCGGTAGTTACAGATATATTTCCGTTAGTCAAATTGGCTATACCTTTCAGATTGAATAGTGGCTTACCACCATTCCAAATGCGTGCATGTGCGGTGTTGCTGCCGTTGTCATAGGCATCGGCACAGTCCCATGATGGTCTGATGCCGAATCCACGCACTGGAGCACGTCTTACGGTCTCTCCACGCTCATTGCCCCACCAATCTATCAGATAGTACTGAGAGGCCACAGATAGGCTTGTTTCTCCTTTACCTTCTTCATCGCCCCACCAATCTCTTTCAGTACGTGTTGGATTTCGTATTGTGCGCACTGGTGTACCGAATGGTCTTGTCATTCTTCTACCGTCACTATATCTTACTTGCCAACCCTCTTGGTCTTGATTTAACATTCCTGTAAAGTTAGTTTGCCTCTCCATAACCCCAACGTATGTTGTAGGTTTATCCACATTGTTGTCTCCAGCACCGCCGCCGTATGACCATTGAAGGTTAACGCCATCATTCGCTTGGTTGCTGATTTTGTAGTCCTCTGTTTGTACAAGTGGCCCGGCATCGTAGTTAGTGGTATTCTGAGCAGAACCTGATGCCCCTGCTTCGTATATCGCACGCACACTATTAATGTCGTATCTTGGTCTGTTATAGGCTTGACGTACAGCGTTACGGTAGCCATAAGGTCTTCTTCTATACTGGTCCATAGCCCCAGTTATTATACCCAAAGATACCGCATAACCACCATCATCATCAGCATCTACCCATTGGATATTGCTATTAGAGGCAAAATCAGCACTTGTAGACGTTTGATGTACATTCCACGGTATAGATGCCATACCGTATAAGTCTAGTTTACTTGCATGTGGACCACCACGACTACCACAAGGCCAATATCCACTAAGCATTAAATTAGTTCCACCAGCATCATGTGTATCACTATTAGATATTACTTCACCTGTTTTATTTATATTAGGTCTCTTAATTAAAAAATCAAATGGACCTGTACTCATTGCATGTGTGAAATCGTGATAATGTATAGTTTCAAAATGTTCAGGTAATGAATTATATGCTACTTTGTTAACTGCATTACCTTTCCAACTACGAGATGTATTATCTGAGAAGTATGTATTAGGTCTACCGAGGTTAGGATGCCACATACATAGGAATGCATCAGGTACATGATTACTATATGTATCTTGATTACCATTAATTATATCAGGTAATATATTTGCAAATACACTCTTACGTTTATTTGTAAGTATTTCACCTGCTGGTAATGTATTGTAACTATGTGTTAAAGTAAGTATTGCATCATCATATATGTTATCCCAAAAACCATCAGCGCCTGATTTAGCACCTAATGTCAATGTTTTGGGTATATTGATTGTTGCAGCCGTATCTCCGCTAACGCTTATTAGTTCTTTAGAATAGATAGTTCCATTCTTGCCTGTAAACTGCACTTCTTGTTTATAGTAAGGATACATTGGGAACGTATTTGCGTTATCTACAACTATTGTTCCGCTAGTATTGAAAGATACAACAGTACATTTTGGGTTTAGACTTATACTTTTATTGTATTTATCGTATATATCAAAGTACAAAGAAGTATAACCGTTAATTGTTAACTGACTTCCTATACTTCCGAAGGTACTTCTCATAAACATATAGTAATCTTCAGGACTATATTGAGATAGTTTTCTATAATTTGTCGCTTCTGAAACTGCTGACCCATTATGTTTGATTGCATTCTTGTGTAATATGCTCCACCATGGTATATGCAAGGTGTGTGCAGGAGTTGCATCATTGAACATTTTACTATATGGGAAACCCTTTCTAGTAAATGCAGGGCTTTCTGTTAATTGTACACCTACATGGTTATACAACATTAACGGTGGTATGTTAGTAAATTGACTACCTTGGTCATTACTAATATCTAATATTGCTTCATTGATGAATACTTCACAACCACGTACATCTGCTTGCGTTGCCTTTGCTAACACTAATGTCATACCACCCTTAGTGCGGTCTACATTACCGTCACTATCCATTTTTATACCAATAACGGTATTTATCTGCTGGCTGGTCAATGCAGCGCCTGAATTATTATGGTAGCCAACTAACTGGTTATGAAACACGTTAGGTTGTATGACTATTTGGTAAGCACCCACTTCCGCAGGGTCGGGAAAGTGCCTACCTTGTGTGTATTCACTAGCAGCCTCGAGTACAATACTATGTCCTCCGGCTTTATTCACAGTTGCTGCTAAAGTTGTACTTGTGCCATCGGATGACGCTAAAACACCGTAACCGTCATACTTCAAGCCTGTTTCAAACATCAAAGTGAATGCACCACCATGAATATCGCTTGGTCCAGAAGGTGCTGCGTTTATGCCACTGAAGTTGATTTCAGCATCCATAGCGTGTAAATTATTATCTAAATTGAATAAAGTGTTAATGTCGCTTTTATTATTTATAGCAGTTGCATAACTAGCAAAGTTACTAGAATCAACAAAACCATTTGTCATTTGGTAATCTATCAGATGTCTTCTGTATAGGCTTTGGTAAGCAGGGTGTGCCCAGTGTCCGGGCAGCATCGGCATCGTCGGTGTGACGAAGTGATGCCCCATTCTTGGGAATGGCATAGGTGTCAACACAGGCTTGCTATATGCGTCGTATCCTATTGTCTGTCCTGATACATAGTACAACGTGTTAGCCATATCAGGTGAGTTGCCGCTAACCTCTGCATGGTCTCGTAATCGACGTGCTGCGAAGAACCTGTTACTACCAGCAGGTACGTAATACGAAGGTACTACCTTTAGATTTGTAACAGTTTGACCTGCCATGAATGTAGCAAAGTTAACATCACCTACAACACCTTTGAACCACTTCGACTCCATAATCGTCCCTATAGATGTGTAACTGGCTACAACCCCTTCGTCAGTAATTGGATTATATATTCTGATAAAACGTCTGTCATCTGATACCCCCTTACTACCAAACCCAGCATCGAAAACATCGGCATCTATGACTGCGTCCATTTTGAGATTTGCATTGGTTGAATCCCAACTATCTATAGATAATACATTAGTCTCTACACCAGCGGAATGTGTGTAAACCGTTGGATACTTGTGTGTATGTGTGTGCCCCATCTTTGTGACATGGAAGAATAATGTACGGTCATGTAACTCATAACTAGTCTGCAATGGGGAGTTATCGTTCCATGCACCTAGTTCTGAATCAAAGGTTACTGGATTAATACGTTCCCAATTGTGGTTCTCGTATGTAGGTGCTTGACGTGGACCTGCTACACTGTTGTCGAATAGGTGTCCTATGTGGCTCTCGCTCATATCAGGGTGTATCATACCGCCTGTACCGATTGTCTCATGCTGATATGCTTGTATCGGGTCGAATCCAGAACGCACAACTATGTTGCCGGGTATACTGTTAGGGTCAGGTAACTGTACCTTTAAGTTAGGTATCTTGCCACTGTTAGCAAGTGCAGGTGCGTTACCTTTCACACCTCTGTTCTCAGGTATACGGAATCCACGTATGAT